TCTTTTACACCAGATGTTGTTAAAGATAAAGATAGTGGGTCTTACGAAAGATATAGAATACTAGAAAGATTTGAAAAAATAAAAGTTCCTTATTACAGACTTTTCAATAAACAGAGTGGTGAAGAAAAAGTTGTTGACTTGGAAACTTTTCAAATAGTTTCTACGGAGAATGCTCATCTAATAGAATCGGGACTGGTTGAAGCTGTTGAGATTATGCAAACACGAGTCAAAGTGGTTGCTTCAATGGGACAGCATTTGCTATACGAACAAATCCTCAATACTGATATATACCCAATCATACCAGTCCCAAATATTTGGACTAACACTCCATATCCAAAATCAGATGTATCTAAAGTTAAAGACTCTCAAAGACTTATTAATAAGCTTTTTTCTTTAACGCTTAGTCACGCTCAAGCTTCTGCTGGTCTTAAGTTACTTGTACCAGAAGGAAGTGTAGATAATGTTGGTGACCTAGAAAGAGATTGGGCAAATCCTAATGCTGTATTAGAGTACAATCCTGAATTTGGTGAACCACATTTTCCTGCTCCTCAACCACTTGCTGGTGAGTTCTATCATTTAATAGATAGAGTAGAGCATTATATAGATTTAAATTTTGGAATCCCAGAGCTTATGCAGGGATTTAAAGAAAAAGCTCCAGATAGTGTACGTGGTACAGCTATGCTTTCAGAAATGGGAGAAAGCCGTGGACGTTCTAAGTTAAAAGATATAGAAGGAAGTCTTAATCAACTTGGAAAATGTATTTACAATTACGCTAAAGGACATTATAAGTATCAAAAAACATTTAGAATCGTGCAACCAAACAATGATCTTACTGAATTTTCAGTAAACAATAGGTTGTATGATGACAAAACCAACGAACTGCAGACAATTGATAATGATATATCATTAGGTCAGCACGATGTTAGAATAATATCAGGTTCAACTTTACCTTCAAATAAGATGGCGGAATATAATATGTATCTTGAAGCGTATAAGTTGGGATTGGTAGACGATGTCGAGGTCTTAAAGAAAACAGAGATCTATGACAAAGAAGGTGTATTGCAACGCAAAGGTATGATGTCTAAAATGCAGTCATACATACAACAACTAGAGGGTCAAATAAAAGAACTCAGTGGTGATTTACAAACAGCTGACAGAGAAGCTGTCCACGCTAAGAAGCAAGTTATCACAGAGAAATTCAAAACCGACCTAAAAGAGATTAGCTCTGAGGCGAAATATAAAGAAAGAGTTAAGCTTGGAGAACTAGAAAAGGTGATTGATAAAGCAGATGTTCGTGCCGAAGCTGCGTTAGCTATACAAAAGGCGAATAAAGGGAGTTCCTCTAAAAAGGGGAGCGCACAGAATAAACAATAATCAAAGGTCAAGCTTCTTCGAAGTATCTAAGGGTGTTTCGAATTAAAGAAGAGATCTAAAGGAGGTTATATGGAAGATCAAGTGCAAGGCGATGTAGTTGAACAGAATGTTGGTAAAACAACAAGGGAAGGCTTGCAAGTCTCAATGCCAGATGTAGAATTGGCTTCAGAGATTCCAAGTGTTCAAGATGGCGTAATTGACGAAGGAAATAAAAGAGCACCTAATTTAATAACTAAAGAAGGTGACGAGTCTGAAATTAACTATGCTACTGATTGGGAAAATGAAACTAAGAAGTTTCAATCTATGTATGATAAACAGAATTCTGATTATCAGAAACTTCAAAGTGACTATGAAAAACTTCAGCCAATGTCTGAATTACAACAGGTTCTTGAATCAAGACCAGATGTAGTTGAGGCTATAAAAGAAAGGCTTGAAGGAAAAAGTTCTCAAGAAACTATACGCGAAACAGATGATAGCGACACAGTCGACGAATCATCTTTTGACCCGTGGGAAGCCTATTACAAACCAGAGTCAGCTTCATTTAAAATGAGGACGGCTCAAGAAAAGGCTTTGGTAGATGAGGCAGTTGGAAAACATATGTCTGATCTTCAAGGTCAAGTAGCGTTGCAAAATTTACGCAACGAGTTGGCAACTAGTTATGATATGAAAGATGAAAAGGATATTAATGACTTTATAGATTTTGCTACTACGCCAAGAGATCAATTACCAATTGATTTGTTAATTGATGTTTATCGTAAGCATTATAATAAAGGAGCTGATAACGTTTCTCCAAATATGGAAGCAGTTAAAGCAACTCAAAGTATTCCAAGAACAGCTGGGATTCTTCAAGGTGGCGAACCACCACAAAAGAATGAACAGGATTCAGCTTGGGATAGAATTTTGCAAGCAGGGCAAGCAGGGAGAATTCCCTAATTAATATAATCAAATAGGAGGTAACAAATGGCTGTTACACAAGGAATAAAATCCAGTTATGATATTACAGCTGCTGCCACTAGTGCTGGTATAGGAACCGCTCCTGACCGTAGACGATTATACGATTTCTCGGATAGGGTTGCCGAATTGGCACCTGAGGAATCACCGTTTTTTGTATATCTTTCAAAGGTTGCAAAAGTTCCAACGGATGATCCTGTATTCCGATTTTTAGAAAATCGTTCAAAAATCGATTGGTCAACGAGAGACTTTTTACTAGCATCAGCTCCTGGCACAGTAACCGCTGGAAGTTCTTACTCATTTACAGTTGACGCAGATAGCGCAACTGGTGGTAGTGCTTCAGGTGGAACCGCACCTAGCTTTTTAATTAAAGGTATGGTATTTTCAGTAGCTTCGCTTGGAAAAAATTCAAGTGCAGGTTATTCACAGGTTTTAGTTAGAATTGAAAGTGCTCCAGTAGTTGGTAGTTCTTCTACTACATTTACAGGAAAAGTTATTGACTTTTCTTCTTTAACTAACTCAGGTGGTGCTATTAGTGGTGAAGACGCATTAGCAGATAACGATCTATGTCAAGTAATTGGTACTTCATTTCAAGAAGGCTCAGCATCTCCAGATGCCTGGTCTAGTGAAATTGAAGATAACTATGGCTATACACAGATCTTTAAAACGGCTTGTGAGATGTCAAACACAGCGATTGCAACACGCTATCGCGGATATGCAAACGAATGGGAACGCATTTGGGCGATGAAACTTCGTGAGCATAAAGTTGACATTGAAAGAGCTTTATTATTCGGTCAAAAAGCAAGAGTAAGTTCAATTCAATACACAGAGGGTGTGGTTGGACATATACTAAAAAATGGTGTTGCACAGATTGGTGATGCTGATCTTTCTTATACATCTGGACAACCTTATTTTAGAAGTGTTGCTGATTCCGAATTAACTTACGATAGATTGCTTTCTGATATGGAAGTAATTTTTGATCCAGCACGTGGTGGTGCAAGCGAGAAACTAGTACTTGCAGGTCTTCCTGTAATTAGTTACTTTAACAAACTTGGAAAAGATTCATTCTTAAGTACAAGTTTATCACACAATGCTAATGCTGCATTAAGTGGTGCTGCTACTACTACTAACCAATCTCCTCACCGTATGAATATGGAAGAGAGAGCTGGTGCATTTGGTCATAAGGTATTTACAATTGAAACTGTTCACGGTACAATGCACTTAGTCAAAGAGCCATTGTTCAGAGGTATGACTTCTAACTTTATGGCTATGATTGATATGAGTCAAATTGCATACCGTCCACTAGTTGGAAATGGTATTAATCGTGATACAGCAATAATGTCTAACATTCAAAACGCTGATGAGGACTTGAGAAAAGATATGATTCTAACCGAAGCAGGCTTAGAAATTACATTACCTGAATCTCACACACTCTACAACGTAGAATTTTAGGAGGTTATAATATGTATACTGATAAGATAAATAAAAATAGTGGTGCTTTTGAAACTGGCGAAAAAGCTTTTCAGAAGATTGATAATTCTGCAGCTTTAGCAAGAACGCTTAAAGCTTCAGAGTCTGGAACTCTTTTCGCAGTTGATATGTCTGCTGTAGACAACAATGTTACTTTAACATTACCAACAGCTTCAGATGCAGTCGCTGGTGTTAATTACGATTTCTGTTTTACAGTAAATTGTGATGATGACGCTGACTTCATTGTGACTACAGGTGCTAATGGAACTGATATCTACGGATATATTGTTGCAGGTGCAGCTAATAGTACAGTTGATGATGTTGATGGTTTATCTAAAATAACTATTGACGGTTCTGTTTCTCAGGCTATTGAAGGTCTAAGAATGACTTTTATCTGTGACGGTGTTAATTGGCATTTATCTGGATATGTTCCAGTTGCCATTGGTACAACTGTTATAGTAGAAAGTGCTTCTGCTTAATAATCCGAATAAATAAGGATTAACAGATTTGGATTCTGTGGGGCTATTCAAAAAAAGTTTAGCCCCGAATATCCTAAAAATTTAAATTAAGGAAATAGAAAATGGCAGATTACAACGCATCAAATACAGATGTTAAAGTATTTATTCACAATCCTAAACCAGGAACTAAAACACAAAGTGCTGGTGAGATTGCAAAAGATGTTTATGACCATATAGCAGGATTAGACTCTACTAATAATAAAGTTATATCTATATCACATTGTGCATTAAAAGGTGATAAGATTTTAACTATGGTAGTATCTGGTGCGTAAGCTTAAGTGTCAACATTGCGATAATCCAAATCCAGAAAATTGGTTTTTCTGTAGAGATTGTGGTAAAAGAGCATCAGCTCCAAAGTTTACTACTAATTCATTTGTTATAAGTGAAGCTGGTAAAAGAACTGATGTAGAATTTAATACTATTTCCTATGATGAAAGTATTAACAAAATGAATAAAGCCGATAAAAGATGGAAGGGATTTTAATATGCCTACAGTAAAGACTAAGTCTGGCAAGAAAAAAAAGTATCCATATACTAAAAAAGGTAAAGCTGCAGCTAAGAAAGCTAGTAAAAAAGCTAGGAGATATTAATAAGTGGCAAATTTTGACGCACAAGTAATAGAATTAGTTGGTACTGCTTATAGCACCGACCAAGCTGCCTTAGATCAGTTTATAACTGAAGGAGCTAATGAAGTTAT